ACGAGCGCGCGGACGCTCGCGGGGGATGCCTCGTCGGCAACCGGCACGACCACGATCGTGGGGACGAGCGCGCGCACGCTCGGCGCGGATACCTCCAGCGCGACGGGGACCACCACCGTCGTGGGCTCCGCGGCCGTCACGCTCGGATCGGACACCTCAACCGCCTCGGGCTCGGTGGGCGGCGCCGTCTCCGGGTCCGGCAGCCCGACGACGGGCAACGACAGCTCCAGCGCATCCGGCACGACGACGGTGGTCGGCTCGGCATCGATCACGCTGGGCTCGGACACCTCCGCGGCTTCCGGAGCGACCCCCGGGCCGCAGGTCGACGAGTTCGCCGGGTTCTGGGCGGCTGCCCCGCGGATCAGGAAGCGCCTGGACGAGGAGGCGGACGCCGCCATCGAGGCTGCCGAGATCATTCAGCGGGTCGCCACAAAGGCCAAGGACCGCCAGCGGGCCGAGCAGCTCGAGGCCGCGATCCTCGCCGCCAACACGCGCGCGCAGTACGAGGCGCTCGAGGCCCGCGTGCGCTGGGCCAAGAAGCGCGCCCAGGAACTTCGCAGGAAGGACGACGACGACATCGCCGCCGTTCTCCTGCTGATCGAATGAACACCGACTCGCGGCGGCTCCGCGTGCCTTCACCGAGGAAACTCGCATGACGACGAACACCGAAGTTCTGACGCCCCAAGAGGGCGAGCAAGCCCCGCAAGATGCGCCGGTTCCGGGGGCCGGTGAAGGTGCGCCCGTGGAAGAGGGCGGTGCCGCTGCCCCGGAAGGCTCCGACGAGCCCAACCCGCAAGGCGAGGAGGGTGGCGAAGCACCGCCGCCGCCCGAGCCGAGCGAGGAGGAATCCCGTCAAGCCAAGTCCGGCCTGCAGAAGCGCATCGACGAACTCGTCCGGGCTCGCCATGAAGCCGAACGCCAGCTGAATGCCGAGCGACTCGAGCGCCTGCGTGAGCAGGCCCAGGTGCAGGCCATCCAGCGTGTCCAGGCGATCGACGCGAAGGAACCGCAGCCGGACCAATTCGAAACGACGACCGACTTCCTCTCGGCCCACTCCCGGTGGGCCTCCGAGCGGGCGATCACGGTCTTCGAATCGAGGCAGTCCATCCAGCAGACCGAGCAGCTCGTGAAGCAGTCCGAGGAGGCGCAGCAGCAGGCGCAAGTCCAGGCCCTTCGCGCGCAGCAGGCGGCGCAGCTGGACGTGAAGCTCGGCGAGGGGGCGAAGAAGTACAAGGACTTCATCCAGGTCCTCACCAACCCCGAACTGCCCAGCTCGATCGGTTCCCCGCTATTCGATGCGGTGATGGCATCCGACAACGCGGTGGACATCGCCTACTCGCTCGGGAAAAACCCGGCCGAGTACGAGCGACTCCTTCGCCTGTCGTTCCAGAACCCTGCCATGGCGTTCAAGGAGGTCCTCCGGCTCGACCAGAGGTTCTCCGGGGCTTCGAAACCGACCGCGACCCCCCCGCCTCCGCCCCAAATCGGAAAGTCCGCGCCCGGCCACAAGGATCCGAGCCAGATGACCGACGACGAGTGGATGAAGTGGCGGGAGAGGGACGTCCAGAAACGATCCTCCCGATAAAGGAACCCATCCGTGGCCAACACCATCAAGACCCTCACCGCGGGCGACATCACCCGCGAATGCCTGCGCGTTTTCAAGAACGCGAACAGCGTCATCAAGTACGTCGATCGCCAGTACGACCCGCGCTTCGCCAAGGAAGGCGCGAAGAACGGCGGCACGCTGCAGGTTCGCCTGCCGAACCGCTACACCGTCGGCTCCTCGCGCACGGTGACCCCGGCGGACACGACCGAGAACACGACCGCGCTGGTCGTGGGCACGCAGAAGAACGTCTCCATGGCGTTCTACTCGGACGAGCTGACGCTCTCCCTGGACGACTTCTCCGAGCGCATCATCAAGCCGGCGATGTCGGTCCTCGCCTCCACCGTGGCCGCCGACATCGGCACCGCGATGGCCGCGGGCTTCCACCAGATGGTCGGCACGGCGGGCACCACGCCCTCGTCCTTCCTCACGTTCGCGCAGGCCGGCGAGCTGCTGGACTGGCAGACCTGCCCGCGTGACGGGCAGCGCGCCCTCGTGCTGAACCCGACCGCGATGGCCGCGACGGCCGACGCGCAGAAGGGCCTGTTCGCCCCGGCCCAGGCCGTCGGCGACCAGTACGCGAGCGGCATCGTCGAGAAGATGACCGGGTTCAAGTTCGACATGGACCAGTCGCTGCCGACGATCACCAACGGCGCCGGCGCGTCCTACACCACGCACGGCACCACGCCGCTCGTCTCGGGCACCAACACCCTCGCCGTCATCACGGGCACGGGCGCGCTGGCTGCCGGCCAGGTCTTCACCATCGCGGGCGTCTACGAGGTGAACCCCGACACGAAGGTCTCGACGGGCCGCCTCAAGCAGTTCGTGGTGGCGACGGCCTACGCGGGCGGCGCGGGCAACGTGACGCTCGGCCAGACGATCTACACGTCCGGCGCCTACCAGAACGTCTCGACCGCGATCCCGACGACCACCGCGCTCACGCTCGTGGGCTCGGCCTCGACGGGCTACCCGCGTTCGTTCGCCTGGCACAAGTCGGCGGTTGCCCTGGCGACGGCCGACCTCGAGATGCCCAAGGGGATGGACATGGCCTCGCGCGTGAACGTGGACGGCCTGTCGCTGCGCCTCGTGCGCGGCTACGACGTGACGACCGACAACTTCATCTCGCGCGTGGACATCCTTTACGGCATCAAGGTCCTGCGACCCGAGTGGGGCGTGGGCATCACGGGCTAACCGGGGGACGAACATGAGCACCCAAGTCCTCCGCGGGAACCTTCTGCGCGTCTATGCCGTGTCCATCACGGCGGACGTGACCTCGCGCACGCTTTCGACCTCCACCGAGTTCGACTTCACCGTCCCCGGCGTCGCCGTGGGCGATGTCGTCCTCGCGGTGAACAAGCCGAGCCTCACGGCCGGCGTGGTGGTCGGAAGCGCCCGCGTGAAGAGCGCGAACACGGTTGCCGTCACCTTCGGCAACTGCACGGCGGGCGGCGTCGATCCGGCGTCCGAGACGTACACCTTCGTCATCGGCCGCCCGGAGACGCCCGGCGCGCTTCCGGTCGTGATGACCCCGTAACGCCAACCAGGACGGGAGGGGGCAACCCCTCCCGCTTCTCGCCATGGATACCCTGAAGCCCTTTTCCCACTCGGCCACCGGCTACGTCGGCCCGGCCGGGACCACGATTTCCAACGTGAACAAGTTCGGCGGCTGCGTCGTCACCGCGGCGACCGCGACCGCGGCAATCCTCATCCGCAACGGGCCCTCCGGCACGATCGTGGCGTCGATCCCGGCGTCGTCGGCGGCCGGCTACAACTTCATGCCGAACATCCCGGTTCTGTGCCCGCTGGGCGTGTACTTCGACCTGAACGGCGGCACCGGCACCGTGACCGTCTTCGCCGACTGATGAAGCCCGTCTACCTCACGCATCCAGTTCACGGCGTGCACGTGGCCTACCACGATCACGAGGTGGCCCGGTGCGAGGCCGAGGGCTGGGCGGTTCGCCGAGGTGAGGCCGCGCAACAGCCTGCCGCGCCGACTCCCGCGGCCAGGCGCACGCCGCTGAAACTCCCGAGAAGGGAATCCCTGAAATGAAGCCGACGACGTACACCGAGCTCGTCACCGCGCTGGCGGACTACTCCAAGCGCACGGACATCACCTCGGGGCTTTGCGACTACCTCATCACCGAGGCCGAGGAGGAGATGAACGCGCGCCTTCGCGTGCGCCGGATGCTGACCGCGCTCACCCCGACGGTCTCCTCGTCGGGTGCGGTGACGATCCCGTCCGACTGGCGCGGGTGGAAGCGCTTCGTCGCGCGTGATGCCTCCCAGTCGTGGAACCTCGACATGCTGGACGTGGAGCAGCAGTTCGACCTGGACTCGGCGACCGCCGGCACGGGGCGCCCGACTGCCATCGTGATGGACGGCGCGAACGGGCAGATCTGGCCCTACACGGACGGGACGTACACGTACCGCGCGCTCTACTACGCGACGATCCCGAACTTGACGAGCGGGGCGCCGACGAATTGGCTCCTCACCCGCTACCCGATGGCCTACGTGTACGGGTGCCTCGCGGCGCTCAAGGCCTTCGTCATGGACGACGAGCGCATCCCGGGCTGGGTGTCGGCGTTCAACCGCGCGGTGGAGCGGATCGACGAGGAGGACCGGCTCGAGAAGGACTCGCGCGACTCTGCCTCGCTCACGGCCAACACGACGATGTTCGCGGGCGGTGGTCGCGGCTTCAACATCCTCGGGGGGCCGTAGCCATGAGGCGTTGGCTGCCGGGCGCGGACCAGAAGCGCGAGGACGTGTGGCTTTCCATCGCCAACATGTGCCCGACTCCTGTGGGGACGTACCACACCGCGCCATGCTTCGCCGCGAACGGCACGCTCACCGGAGGCAATGCAGGGACCGCGAACTACGTCACGTACCTCTGCTGGTCCGCGCAGATCGCCGACGGAACTCCTGTCACCTACGTGGCCGGAGAGGATTCGAGCGGCGCGGGCAACTTCTTCGTGGAGTCGCTCTCTGGAATCACGCTGACCAACCGATCGCTCGGAGGGACGAACTTCGGGACAGGCATCGACGGGACGAAGATTGCCTTCGCGCAGATGGGAAACACGTCGCTCTTCTCGCACAACTCCGGCACGTCGGGGTCGCTCTACTCGCGCGATGCCTCGGGCTCCGGCAACTTCGCGCTCGGCAGCGCGAGCGGCGGGAAGATCCTCGCGGTGCAGTCGAACGCGCTCGTGATGTACAACCTCTATGACGGGGCCGCGAACAAACCGAACTACTGGATGGCGAGCGACCTGTTCGCGCCCACGACGTTCACGGGCGGCGAGTCGGTGACGGCCACTCCCGTGGTGACGACGCCTGGCGAGATAACCGCCGCCGTCCCGTTCGGCGACTCGATCATCTTCTTCAAACGCGCGGGCGTGTACCGCCACAAGTACGTCGGCACCACGGACGTGAAGTGGACGGTGCAGCTTCTTCGCTCCGACATAGGAGTGAAATGCCAGCATGCCGTCATCGATACCGGGAACTCGCTGGTGTTCCTCGGCGAGCAGGGCGTGTGGGAGTACGACGGTGCCACGTTCCGCAAGCTGTCCGAGGACGCGGACACATCGGATGGGCTCGGAGTCTCCATCTACGTGCAGAACCCTCGCGCATCGATGTATTTCCCGGGAGACGACTGCTGCGTGTGGTTCAACGCCTCCGACGTGCTGTTCTACAACCGGAAGTTCCAGGCGTTCGGCTCGATGAGCATCACCGATACGTCCGGAAGCGTGCTCACTTCGCACGTCCCATACGTCGGCAAGGTGCCTGCACTGGTCGAGGCCGGCGTGATGCCGAACGCGATGGCTCATTCCTTTGTGAGCGGAATGCAGATCGTGAACGTGGCTGCATCGTCCCGCCGCTCTGGCACGTCGCAGTGGCACGGGCAGATTGCCGCAAGCGTGACGAGCGGCTACATCGGCGAGTACGACAAGGACATCACCATCTCGCAGATCGTGCCGATGCTTCGGGGGAACTATTACCCGTTCGGCGTCACGAACCTCCCGACGACGGGGCTGGAAACGACGACGCCCTTCGCAGCCAACTCGTCCACCAATCGCAGGCGTTTCGATGGATTCGCGACGGTTGCGTACCCGAACGGAAACCAGGTGACGATCAGGAACCGCATCACCGTCGGGGGCGCGTGGGAGATCGCTGACATCCTGATTCCGGAGAGGCCCTCGGGCAAGACCTGATGTCCTTCACGAAAAACACCTTCGCCGCGCCGCTTCCGCTCTCGCTCACGGGCGACTACAAGCGCGACGTGCTGACTCTCATCGAGGACCGCCGCCAGATCATGGTGGCGCTCACGGAGTGGTTCCAGCGGCTGGAGGACCGAGACGCGCTGCAGATCGCGCGCGCGAGCATCGACGACTCGGCCATCGGCGCCACCTCGCCATCCACGGGCAAGTTCACCACGCTGGAGACGACGGGCAAGGCAGGCATCGGGCAGGCGCCCGGAACCGCGCAGCTCGAGGTGAACGGCGTCATCCGGTCGGTTGCGGACAACGGCGGCTACTTCACCAAGGAGGGCACCGCGACGGCGGGCGGGAACGTGACCATCACGAACGCCACGCGCGGCCTGGCGATCGTGTGCAACCAGACGAGCGGCAACACCTCGATGCTCTCGTTCGACGCCGCGACGGGCCTCACCGTGTTCGGGGAAACGTCCGCCGGGAAACTGGTGACCGCGGACCCGGGCGCCGGCACCTCGAAGGTGTGGGTGAGCTTCGGAGGGGGCGGGGGCCTGGACCTCGTGTTCACCAATCGCTGGGCCTCCTCGCAGGTGCTGCACATCATCGTGCTCGGCGCGGCCAACCTGCCCTCCTGACGCATGGCCTTGACACGCCTCCCTGCCACCGTAGAATCGCAACTGTCGGGCACCTCCTGCCCGCGCGGCGCTTTCCTGCGGACCCTCGCCCCCGCAAGCCTCCCCGGGAACCCGGCATGAGGGAAAGCGCCACCGCCACCATCGAACGACCGAGCGCGCCCGCGAAGGTGCCGCTTCGTCTCGTCTCGTGCGACACCCACGTCGAGACCTGGGAGGAAATGCTCCCGGAGCTGGAGCGCGCCAAGGAGAAGACCGGAGCGCGGTGGACCCCCGAGTACATCCGCGACGCGATCCTCCTGCAGCACGCGTGCGCCTTCCGATTCACCGAAGGCGGCGTGCACCGCGGCTACCTGATCGTGGAGCGGATCTCGACGTTCGAAGTGACGCTCAACTGCTGGGTGCTGGTGGGCGACTTCCGCCCGGACGCCATCGATCGCGTCGAGGAGATCGTGGCGCTCATCGACCAGCTCGCTCGCGATGTCGGCGCCCAGCGCTGGCGGCTCGAAACCCCGAGGGACGGCTGGCAGCGGGTGCTGCACGCCCACGCCTCCCGCGTCCTCACCGTGTACGAAAGGGATCTCTGATGGCAGGCGGCGGCGGAAGTCCGGACGGCCGGACGCAGTACGACTGGAACCCCACCATGGGGGCCTACTGGCAGGGAACGCCGGAGAACCCCGGCGGCTTCCTCGGCGTGGCGAACAACGAGTTCTGGCGCAACTACGGGCAAGGCTACCAGCAGTACGGCGGCCAGCGCGTGGCGGACCTCTCGCGCAACGAGCGCCGCGGCGTGGACGAGATCTACAACATGTCGCTCAACCCCGGAGCCTACTCGCCCGACACCGCCGCCGGCCGGCAGCAGAACGCCGATACCGCGCGCGGGGCATACCTGGGCGAAGGCGGCAACCCCTTCGCGGGCGCGACGAACGCCTACGCCGGCGACAACCCGTACTACCGATCCATGGTGCAGCAGGGCATGGAGGACATCACCCAGGGCTACGAGCGCGGCACCGCGCAGCAGACCAACGCCCTGATGAACATGTCCGGCGTGCTCGGCGGCGGCGATCACGTCAAGGCCGTGGCCAACAACCAGGCGGCGCTAGGCAAGAGCCTCACCAACTACGCCATGGGCATGGGCAACACGCAGTACGACCGCTCGGCGAACCTCGAGCAGCAGCGCCTCGGGAACGCTTCCAACGCCTACGAGGGCGAGCGCGGCCGCATGCTCCAAGGCGCCCAGCAGGGCCTGCAGGGTCAGGGCCTGTCCATGGACATGTTCAACCAGCTCATCCAGTCCGGCGGGCTCGATCGCGGCGTGCAGCAAGGCCGCAACGACGTGGGCTGGCAGAACTTCCAGGACCAGCAGAACTGGGGCCGCAACCAGCTCGACTGGATGGGGAACTTCCTCGGCCGCGCGCAGGGAGGCATCGGCGGACAGGTGAGCATGTACGGTGGCGGCGGCAACGGCCTCGCGCAGGGCCTGGGCACGGCGATGATGGGCTACGGGATGTTCCGCTCGTGAGCAACTGGTTCAGCGACCTGATCGAGAAGGCGGCGCGCATCGATCCCCTGTTCAAGGGGCTCAAGGACGCGACGTACAAGGGCATCGAGTTCGATTCGCAGGGCATGGAATCGCTCGGGCGCCGGATGGGCTGGGACTGGCTTGTGCAGGAGGGCCAGCGCAACCAGAAGAATCCGGGGCGCGCAGCCGGGAAGGCGGCGCAGACGGCGGCCACGTGGTATCTCGGCGGGCCGGCATGGTCGGGAGCGAGCGAGGCCGGGACCGCCGCGCAGCTCGCCGCCCAGCAGGCAGCGGCCACGTCGGCGTACTCCGGACTGGGAGCCACTGGCGGGGGAATGTTCGGGCAGGCTCTGGGGCAGACGGCCGCGAGCGTCGCGAACGAGGGCGCGAAGACGGCCGCGGAGATCGCCGCCGAGGAAGCCGCGAAGCAGGCAGCCCAGCAAGCCGCGCAGCAGTCCGTGGGGCAGGCCGCGACCACGCAGCCGGGGATGTTCAACATGGTCCCGGGCGTCACGCAGGGCTCGCCGCAGCACCTGGCGATCCTTGAGCAGAACGCCGGCATGGGCGGCTCGGCGTCGGACCTCACCGCGCAGGCGGCCCGGGGCGCGCTCAGCAACAAGCAGGGCCTAGCGGATTCGTTCCTCAACACCGCCAAGGCGGACCTGGCCGGCATGAACGACCCGACCGTGTGGATGGACCGCCTCGGGCGCAACGCCTCGCGCTTCGCCGCCACGAACGGCAAGGACTTCTCTCGCAACATGCTGATGCAGTCGCTGCAGGGTGGCGGCGGTCAGCCGCAACGCGGGCCGGCCCCGCCCCCGCCGCAACAGCAGCAGCAAACCGCGCCGCCGCCCGACATGTACGGCGGCACCACCTCGGGCGAGATCGAACGCCTGATCGCTCAACTGTCGGACGAGGACAAGCGCAGGCTCCTCGCCTCGCTCGGGAGGTAGGACCATGTTCGGAAACTACGGGATGTTCGGCGGGTTCCCCCAGCAGGGCGGCTACGGCATGGGCCGAGGCGGCGGCATGTTCGGCGGCTTCGGCGGGAACAAGATGGGCTATGGCGGACCGCAAGGCGGCGGCTTCCAGTCGGCGCCGTGGAACCCCGGCGGCGGGCTCCAGTACGCCCCGCAGAACGCATCGGCCGGCTACAACCCCATGACCGGCCCCACGCAGCAGGCATCCGGTGGCCAGCGCTTCAACGCCGACGGCACGCCCAACCTCGGCTTCGGACCCCAGAGTGGCGGGATGCCGCAGACCGGCGGCCCGTTCAACCCCATGATTGGCGGCGGGTACATGGCTGGTCGTGGCCCGGGGCCGCAGACGGGCGGCATGGAACCCAAGCCGACGTACACGCTCGGTCAGGGCTCGCCCATCTACAACCCGAATCCCAACGATCCCAACTCGCTCGACCTCGGCGGCTGGAGCTCCAACGAAATTCCCGGATCCCCGGTGAACCAGGCGGCGCAGAACGGCAGCGCGCAGGCCCCGCAGCTCGCCACCACGGGCAACACCCCAATCGCGGGCATGGGGGCGGCCGCGCTGAACGACCCGAACCTGCCGATGATGTACCGCCAGCAGCTGCAGGCGCAGTTCGGCGTCGGCATGCCGCAGCAGCCGAACAAGGGCTACAACTTCGGCACCTACGGCCAGGCCCCGAACGGCGCCGCGGGCCCCTTCCCGGGCGCGTGGGGGCAGCAGGACACGGGCTTCAACCCGCAGGCGATGGCTGGCACGAACGTGCAGGGCAACCAGGCCTGGTACTACGGGCGAGACGCCTTGGGCCGGCCGATCAACAACCAGGGCGACGCCTACGCGCAGTTCAGCGGAGCTGCCGACGGGTTCAGCCGCGCCCGCCCGTGGATCTCCGGGGGAGGCTAGTCGATGTACACCGACGAGGATCGCCAGAGCGCCCTGACTCGCGCCCTCATCACGGCCGGCGCAGCCATGACCCAGCCGGGCCGTGGCGGGCTCATCGGCGCCCTCGGCCGCGGCGGCATGATGGGGATGCAGGCCTACGACCAGACGTACGACGACATCGCCAAGCGCCGCATCCAGGAGGAGCAGCAGCGCCAGCTCGCGCTCAAGGCGAAGCTCGAGGAGATCGGCCTCACGCGCCAGGAGGCGCTCGCCAAGATCTTCAGCCAGTTCTCGGGCGACGCGGCCGCCGGCGCAGCTCCGGCGCAGTCCGCGCCGCGCCCGTCCGTCGTCGACGCCCCGGGCTGGGCGGGAAGCTCGGCCAACGCCTACTCCCCCAACGCGGCCCCCTCGATCCGCCCGCAGCAGCAGGACGCAGGCGGCCGCCAGGAGGCGCTCATCCGCGCGCTCTCGCTTGGCGGGTTCCAGAACGAGGCCAAGGGCCAGCTCGAGGTGTTCAAGGGGCTGGAGGGCGAGGTGTACGGAGACCCGCAGGTGGATCGGAACGGCCGTACGTTCGTGAACACGAAGCGGGGCCCGCGCTACATCGAGGGCGGCGGGTTCGTGCCGCGCGATAAGCTGGTCGAGACGGACGTGGGAGACCGCAAGGTGTTCCGCACCGAGTACGCCCTGACGCCGCGCGGGGAGTACCGCAAGGGCATGAGCCCAGATGCCGCCGCCGCGAACGCGCTCGGGTGGGCGAACTACAGCAAGCCTCAACTCTACGAGCCCGGAGGCGGGGCGGCTCCCATCCTGTGGGGTCCCGACGCCAAGAGCGGCGGGATCAGGGTCACGCAAACCGATCTGCCGGGGAAGCAGGAGAAGCCGGGCACCGAGTACACCAAGCAGCTGTCCGGCGTGACCAACCTCCGCAGCGCGATCGGCGATTACCGCGACATGCTCAGCGGGTGGAGTCTCAAGGGAAACTTCGATCCCGATGCTCGCGCGAAGATGGGCACCTACTACAACAACATGATGTTGCAGGCCAAGGAAGCCTACAACCTCGGCGTGCTGAACGGCCCAGACTACACGATCCTCACTTCCATCGTGACCGACCCCACGTCGTGGAAGGGGGCGGTGGTGTCGAACAAGACGCTCGACTCCCAGGCGAAGGCCTTGGACATGCTCGCTCGAAAGATAGCCGAGGGCGCGGCAGAAGCGAACCGGCAGCCGGTTCCGAATACAGCTCCCAAAGGGCTCAACCGCCAATCGGGATCGGTACGTGGTGCCGGTGCGGATGACCTGGCCGCGCAGATCCAGGCTGAACTCGCGCGCCGCGCGGGCAAGGGCCGCTGATGGACCTGTCGAAACTCACCGTCGAAGAACTGCAGGCACTCCTCGCCAAGGTGCAGGAGGAGGGCAAGGGCGCGAAGCAGGCCGCCAACCTCGACCGCGCGCGCCGCGAGGCGCAGCAGCAGATGATGGACGAGCGCGGGGGTACGCTGAACGTTGCCGGGTTCGACACCGGAATTCCGCTCTCTGGCGGCTCCAGTAACTTCCTCGCGGGCATCGGCAAGCCCATCTACGACGCCGGCCGCGGCCTCTCGCAGCTGCTGCCTGGTGGCATGACGCGCGAGCAGGTGGACGAGGCGAAGCGCCTGGACGCCCCGCTCATGGAGTCCGGCGGCGGCATCGCGGGCAATCTCACCGGGCAGGTGGCGCAGTCGCTCCTGCCGCTGGGGGCCGCGCGCTTGGCCGCGGCAGTCCCGGGAAGGATCGGGGCCGCCGTCAACGCGCTCCCGGGCGCCAACACGGTGCTCGGTGGCGCGGCGCTGGGCGGCGGTATGGGAGCCATCCAGCCTGTGGGGACGGAGGATTCCCGCTTCGCCAATACCGCGCTTGGCATCGCCGCTGGCGGGGCGATCCCTGCCGGCGTGGCCACATACCGCTTTGGGCGCGCGATGGCTGACCCGCTCACCGTCGCCGGGCGCGATCGCGTCACCGGCCGCATGCTCAACCAGTTCGCCACCGACCCGGCGGACGCCGCAGCGAAGCTCGCCGCGGGCAAGTCGAACATCCCCGGCGTGATGCCGTCCGTGGGCGAGGCGACGCTCGACCCGGGCCTCGCGACGCTCGAGCGCAGCATGCTCAACTTCCCCGGCCCGATGCAGGGGGCCATGACCGATCGGCTCGCGCAGAACAACGCCGCCCGGCAGAAGTTCTTGGAGGCGCTCGGCGGGACGGCCGACGACCTCACCCAGGCGCGAGCAGCTCGCGGGGCGGCATTCGAAAAGGGGAAAGCGGCGCTCCAGACCATCGAGGCCGACATCCCGACCTCGCGCACGGTGAACCTCATCGACCGCCTGCTGCAGTCGCCGATGGCCGAGAACGACCTGATGCGCAACACCCTCTCGGGGTTTCGCCAGAAGTTCTTCGAGCCGTACCCGGCGGCCGAGCGCCTGTCCGGCGCCGCGCAGACGATCCGCGACGCCGTCGACCGCGCCCACAAGCGCGGGCTGAACGTGAAGGACGTGACGGCTCTCGAAGAGGCCCGTCGGGTGCTGCTGGGCACCGTGCGCCGGCTGGGCAAGGTGGACGAAGCCCGCCACGGCGAACTCGTTGACGCGGCCCTCGAGCAGGTTTCAGCCCTCGGCGCCAGGACGAAGGGCGCCCAGGGTGCCATCGATGAGGCGGTGACGCTCCTGGCTGCGGACAACGTGGCCTTCAAGCGCGACCCGGCGCGGCTCATGGAGATCTACAAGGAGATCAACCGCGTTCGCGGCGGGCTCAAGGCGGACGGAGCCGACATCTCGACGCTCAAGGCCCTGGACGCCGTGAAGCGCTCTCTCGGGAACGCGATCGACAAGGGAACGCGCGAGGAAGCGCGTGCAGCAGGAGTGGGCACGTTCAAGGACGTGAACCGGGCGTACCGGCAAGCCTCGAAGGAAATTGAGGGAATGCAGATCCTCCAGTCGGTGAAGAACCGCGCCTCCGGCGTTCCGGAAGGCGCAGTGGACGCCGGCGGCAATCCGCTCCTCGGGGAGCGTCAGCTCTACGCCGGACGCTTCCTGCAGGCCACCGATCCTGCCAACGAGGTGAACACGGTGCGCGCAGCCATCGGCGGGGCTCGCCCGGGCTCGTTCGAACGCTACCTCACGGACACGCAGAAGCAGGGCGTGGGAGCCCTGCGCGCGGACACGGCGAGGGCCCTGGAGGCCACGAAGCGCGGGAAGCCGCAGGGGAGCCCCACCGCGCAGTTCCTCTACGCGCAGAACGTCCTGGGGCAGACGCTGGGCCCGCTCGGGCTTCCGACGACGCTCGCCGATCGGCTCATCGGGGCCGCGACCTCTGCGCCGATCATCGGAGCGCCGCTTGCCGCGGCGAACCGGCTCGCCGGCCGGAACATGGCTCAGCACGTGTCGGAGGTGATGATGGATCCGCAGCGCGCCGCCATGCTCATGGGGGCGGCGCAGCAGGCGCAGATGCGCGCCCTGAACCCGGGCGTATCCCGGCTACTCCCCCCGACCCTCGCCGGGATGGCGACGGGGATGTTCGGGGCCCGGCAGCCGCCAGAGCAGGACCCGCCGTACGGGGCCCGGTGGTAG